CCCTGTAATCTGTATGTATGTGAATACAGTCAGGACGTTCTTCCATTTTCCTGCACCACTCATTAATCGGTGCATTGGGATTCTTTGGAGGGTTGAAAAGATATATCATCTGGAAACCGCCATTATTACCTCTTGCAAATGTAGCCTCGATATTAAGAAGTTCATCCTCCCCCTCTCCGTCCTCAAAGAATTCTGTCAGCTCATCTATAACAACCAGCTTTATCGGTCTTTCCTCATCAATGATACCTTTTGTATCATCGATACCATCCGAGCCTGCAAAATACATTGTATTGCCATTTTTTATATACTGTATTTCCATAGGCGATTTTGTAATGTAAAATTTACTTTTGGAAATTCCCAGCCTTTTTATTCCTCTCAGCATTTCTTTATAAACAGTTTTTCGGAGTTTATTGTGATGTTTTCTAAGCACAACAACAGATCCCTTTTCATCTGTGACAAGCTGATAATCTCCACGTATTGCAGCATAGCTTGATTTTGTCCCGGCTCGCCCCGAAGTCAATATTATATGTTTTACACTTCTGTCATTAAAAATCCTGTGATATTTCGGTATGATTATGTCACTTATCCTTATTTCAGACATCGTTTATAATCACCACACTTTCATCTTTAGATTCGGCATCATCTTTCTGTATACTGTGCTTTTGTGCCTTCAGCAGTTCCAGCCTTGCTTTTTGCTCCTCTGTTGCTATTCCGATATGCTCTGACAGCCAGTTAAGTGCTTTTAGCTGGTCCTGCGTCCTCACACAAAAGCCGTCCACTTCCCCAAACGCAATATCTATATATTTCTGAAATATATCCTCTGCCTCTAAATAGTTCTGATTGAGTTTATTCTGTTTCAATTTCTCTATCTCTTTTTTAATGTTAGCATTTGTTAGCATTTTTGAAGCGTTTACGCGGGCTGCATATTCACTGCACTTATATACTTTCAGATATGCTTTTGTGGCATTGAGATACTTAACAAAATACACGCAAAAAAGCTGTTGTTTCTCGGTCAAATCCGTATTTTCATCTACGGCACTCTCTTCCTCAACAACAGCTTTCTTTTTCCTGCACCTATCAGTGTGTTTTTGTGTGCATCCTTTTATATTTTTTGTGTGCACACTTTTTTCTTCTTTTGTGTGCACCCCTTTTCGTTCCCATTCGTATCTCTTTTTCCAGCTTTTGACCGTGTTAATCGACACCCCATACTTCAGAGCAATGTCTTTATATTTCATTCCGGTCATATAATCATTTTCAGCCTGTTCGTAATTTGGTGCGTTTGGCACAGTCATCACCTCTTTTCATAATAAAAAATGGTTGTTGCACTCCTTTTATTATGTCCTAATCCCATACATAATGATAAAGTTCTGCTTTCACCGGTGTTTTTCGATGATTCTGCAATATTTCTAAAAGCATTAATTAACCCAGTGTCCCTATTATTTTCGATTTCACCAATATAAAAATTATTAAGTGACTGTCCTAAATCCAAATTAAATGTTACACACTTAACTAATTCTGCATTTCTAACACTTTCTATTCCTGAATTGTAATTTATTGGCTCTATACGCAATTCTGCATTGATTCCATCAGGAATAAATGAATTTAGATACTCTTCAACATTTCTAATTGTTGGTCCTTGATTGTTTGTTGTAAATACAGCAATATTATAATTCTTATCATATCCAAGTGCATTAACATCATACAAATCCCTTGGTATTTCCTCTAAATTATCTTTATCATCTGCCATGAACGGTTTATTTGTCTGTTTTTGTTTACCAAATGGCAATACAACCTGTCCTGATTCAGCTTTGCGAAAATAAGAAAATAATCTTATTTGTCTTTCTGCAATCGACTTAGTTTTATTAATATCATTTTTAGAGCCAAATAATATATTCCCAATATCGTCTAAAAACACATCAATTTTATAATCCGTCTTTCTCCCGTTCTTATAAATTGTCATAGTGTAAAAATCTACTCGTTTACCCATATAAATGCCCCCTTGCACTTTTTCTTTTATGATATAATAAAACATTTCAAAAAACAACAAAATATGACAAAATGTAATAATTAATCAGAAAAAAGGACGCCAGCTATATGCCAGCGTCCGCAGAGGGGGTTAAATATCAGTAAACCGTCTTCGGTTTATGGTTCAGTGCTATCTGCATCTGTTCCACTGTAAATATTATCATGGTTTAAACGGACAATTTGGACATTTCTTCATCTTTTTTTAAATATCTTTCTACAGCCTTTCGGCAGCTTTCCTCCGTATGCTTTCCACCCATATGCTGGGCTACCTGATACCATGCCAAATTATCTATATATCTGTATGTTACAATTCTTCGTATTCTGCTATCTGTTATTTTAGATATGTATTTTTCAACCTCATTAGTCAGCTTTAACAGTTCTTCCTCACGCTCTTTCAACTGCTGCCGCCTGTAAATCAACAGCGTTGTCTTTTTTGAATATTCCGGATATGGACTTCCCTCTATTCTATAATGCTTTAAATTTCCCTCTCCTCCATTCACTTTATCCTGAACCATGTAACCACCATTTTCCATTGCTCGTAATTCTTTTTCCAATACAGCAATTCTACGCCTTAAATCTTCAATTTCTAGCATTACCTCACTATATTGCTCCAATTTCCCTTTTAAACTCATATATTCACTTCCCTTATTGATTATATCTGTTTTTCATGCTACAATACATATGTTCGGTATATGAGTTTAGGAAGCCTGCGTATTCGTGTGTTACAGGCTTCCTTTTTCTTTGCTTGATTATACATAAAATACAAAAACAGCCGCCAAATAATGACAGCTGTAATAATTTTAATTATATCCAAATTTATTTTTTAAAGCATTTTTTTACATCATATAAAGCAGTCTCAAGATATATTATATTTTTACGTCTACTATCAACATGATATAATACTTCAGCTAGTTTTTTAGCAATCTTGTTTGATGCCCATAAAGCAATTATCAAAAAACATAATATAAACGTAATACCAATTATAATCTTTTTTACATCGTTATCATCTATCACCTGACACAAACCTAATAAAAAAGTATTTACAACAACTAAACCTGAAATAATTTTTTGCGGAAATTCTTCCATTACTAAAGAATTATTTTTATATATCTTAGCTTGTGCCTCTAATAACAATATTTTATTGTAGTCATCTTTTACATACAATTTCACTAGTGTTTTAGCACATATTATTGGATTATAGTTGCATAACGATTTTTTCTCACATGCATCCATACGATCACACATTTTTACTATATCGTCCATATTTGCCACCTCATATAAAAATATTTTTTATTTAATATATCACATAAATACCATACTGTCATTATTTAATTGTCAAAGAACATTTAAGTTAATACTTTGTTTTTACTCTTTTGATTCACCTGCACTTTCAAGCATATCTGCCTTAATTAGTTGATAAATAATATCAAGATATGTCCTGTGGTCTCTATATCTACAATTCACATCTTTATGTATTCTTGGGTCGTTATTCTTCCAATCATTTACATCAAACATAATCGGACTTACAAAAAGCATTTTCGCACCTCTTGCAACACAAAGGTAATAGCAATCATTCTTGCCATATTCCCCCTTACATTTTTTAAAGCCCCATTTTTCAAATTCTTTAGTCTTTACTTTTGGAATTAGCATTTTTCTCCTCTCAAATCATTCAATTTTGCTTCGGCTTCGGATTTGTTCAAAAATACCGACTTGCCGATTTCACTTTCTGCAAAACTTCCTGTGATACTTCCGCTCGAGTTTGTATAATAGAATACGACTTCTTTTGTTGTAACAGGTTCACAAATGTATTCTTCACATTCACCAAATGAAAAGGCTGTTATTGTATATGCACAAGGTCTGCCATAGTCATTATCCCATACTGTATCTCCCACCTTACAAGGCAACTTGATAAGTCTTCCCTGTTCTTTTAACTCCTCGTATTTACCTAAATTTTCTATCAGTAAATTCTTGTAATCATAACTGTTTTCTCCGCAAGGTAAGCTATCAGAAGCTCCGTGCGTTCCATCTGAATAAGTTTTCGTTAATCTCTCCATTACTACCTCCCTGTAATCTCCGCTTTTATTCTATTATTTTCTTCCTGCAAGACCATGTTCTGCTCTTTCAAATCCTTTATTTTCCTTAATGTCTCCATCATTTTGCACTCAGTTTCATATTCACACTGTGTGTCAGGCATATACTCTGTACACATTTCACATATTTCTTCTCTGTCCATCCTCTGCTCCATGCGGTCCTGTTTATACTGTATCTGCTGCCCTATTTCTGTATCATCAATGTCATAAATGTCTTTCAGCATTTCAAGGCATATTGCTACGTCCGCCATTTCTTCAATAAGGTTTTCTTTACTTCCTATACCTCTTATCTGCTTGCTTACTGCCTGTATCAGTTCTGAACATTCTTCCATGCATATAACGCTCTGTGTTATTCTGCCATATTCTTTAATGGATCTTTCGATTATGTCCTTATTCATTCCCGTACCTCCCGATTATGTCTTTTTCTTTGTAAATCATGTATTCTGCTGAATTTCCCTGTACGGCATATTCTATACTGCCGTCTTCACGAACAGCTATACGCCGTATTCTTGCTTTTATTAACACTTCATCATCAATGTTATACTTAGTTTCCATTCTTCTCCTTTCCCCCGGAAGCCGAAGCCTCCGGGTATGCCGTCAATTTTGTGATATATATTTGACTTTGAATTAATAGGTACCGCTTTTTACTCTGTGGCAAACTTATGCCAAAAACTTATTTATAAAATACTGCTGCCCTTTTCCAGTTACTTTGGTTGTTCTGTTTATGCGTACTGAACCATCAGGATTATTTACCGTGCTTTCTTTAACCTCAAACAAGTTCATATCCATGCTTTTTTGAGTCGGCATATTGTAATCTGAACCATTACGCTTTATTAAGTATCCATTTTCACGCAGCCATAAAAACAGCCTCTTCTGCCCCATATCAACACCATTCTGTTTAATCAGCTTTGCTAAGTCACCGATTAATATTGATGTTGTGCTTGTTGCTACCGCATCAGCAAATATTTCTTTTGGCTTCATTTTTTCGATTCTTGCCTGCTTCTGTTCAATGACTCTGTCTCTTTCAGCTATCTTGTTATGTGCCACCTGTAACGCTTTAGCAAGCAATTCATCATCAGACATTTTTTCCTGTCCTGTGATGTAACCGCCATTCTTACGTATAGAGGGGAGAACTTCTGATGTAACCCATTCTGTAAATCTTTCAGCACTTTCTTTTCTACTCTGAAAAATTGTCTTGTAAAGGTTGGCTTCGCTGATAAATGTCATTTTCTGTATTCCGCCATTTGTAGGGGTATCCACAGTATGGATACCCTTTACAGATAACCTCTGTCTCACATTCCCTACATTCACTATTTCTAATGCCCTGCATACATCAGTCAGGCAGAACATTGGCTCACCATCTAATACAGCCGTTCGTATTTGTCCGAATTCCTTTTCTTCAAAAATTATCACGTTATTCATAACTTCAAAGTCTCCTTTGTATTAATTTTCCATAAAATCAAATAGCGTCGGTGCGTCAACCTCATTCTCTGCTGCCTGTAAATATCCAACGCCGTCCCTGAAATAATCATGATTTAATTCTATTCCATAACCATAACGTTCCATTTTTACAGCGGTCATTGGCACTGTCATAAGTCCGCCAAACGGGTCGAGTACAACATCACCTTTATTACTGTATCTGTTTATGATTCTTTCGACTATTTCTATCTGCAAAGGGCATACATGAAGCTGTGCCCTGCGGCGGCTCTGTGTAGTATTAAGTGTTTTCATTCGGTTTATATCATCCCACACCTCAAGTGTGTTCCAAGAACCGGGTGCAACCACCATAAACGTAGCCGGTAATTTGCCGTCCTTATCAAGTTCCTCCGCAAGTTTTACATGCTCACTGTAGCTGTATATATTTTCACGGCTGTATTTCCTATATGCCTGCTGCAGCTT